TAGACACATGAGTATGACAGACGATTTTTGGTTGCCACGAAGAGAAGGTGGAAAGGGTACAGAGATCACTACATTACCTGGTGGTCAGAATCTAGGAGAACTAGACGATGTATTATATTTCCAAAAGAGATTGTTTAAGGCTCTGAATGTACCTGTCTCTCGCATGGAGTCAGACAGTGGATTCTCACTAGGTAGAGCAACAGAGATATCTAGAGATGAGATTAAGTTTAGTAAGTTTATCAGCAGATTGAGATCACGATTCTCTACACTGTTTGATAAAATTCTTGAGAAGCAGTTAGTACTCAAGGGAATCATAAGACCTGAAGAGTGGGCAGATATTCAAGCCTCTCTTAGATATGATTTCATGCAAGACAACTACTTTGAAGAGTTGAAAGAGAGTGAAGTCTTGAGAGAAAGATTAAATCTTCTTCGAGACATTGACGATTATGTTGGCAAGTACTACTCAGCAGAATGGGTAAGAAAGAATGTTCTCATGATGAACGAAGATGAAATCGAAAGCATGAGAGACGAAATACGCCAAGATGAAGAAGATGCTGAAGATGCGGAAGACAATATCGCAGATGATGGCGGATTCTAGCTAGTAATTGTCGTAATTTATAAATAACTTATAAGTAAGGAGATAGTAATATGAGTGTTAGTGATTTGATTAAGAATGCGATTGACAAAGATGCAAATAACTTTGAGACATCGTTTAATAGTGTTATGGCTGATAAGATGACAGCGGCTATCGAAACAAAATATGACTCTATGTTTGGCGCTCCCGCTGAAGCTGGTGAACCAGTTGAGATGGAAGCACAGGTAGAAGTAACACCTGAAGCAGAAGCAACAGAATCAGAATAATAAAAAAGGAACAATAATGAAATCTTTTAAGCAGTTTACAGCAGAATCTAGTTATCTTGATCCAGAGAATTATATGGATATGGGTGATAGTCGTTCTTTTGAAAAGCAAAAGGCTTTTATCGACAAGCATTTAGTTGATGTTAAAGAACTTCCAGACGGATATAAGCAAGCAGAAGTAATTGACTTTAAAGCCGAGAACGAAAAGACAAGACCTGCAGATCATCCAGATGATCAAGATGAAGATGTTTATGAGTCTGTTCAGATTTCAGAAGCACAAGTAGCTGAAGCAGAAATGACTGATGCTCAGAAAGCAAAAAGAGAAGAAATTGTAAAAGAACTTAAAAAGAAAATGGATGAGTTCAAAGATCGTTACGGTGATCGTGCTACTGATGTTATGTACGCAACTGCCACTAAGATGGCAATGAAAGACGAGTCTGAAGAAGATGAAGAAGAGTTAGAAGAAGGCTACTATAAAGAAGGCGTTCTAAAAGACTTAGAGATGATCGTTAAGAAGAAAAGCGTAGGTGATGTTAAGTTCTCAGACGGCAAGAAACAAAAAGTTGATCTGACAACTGCTTCTATGATCGTTTCAATGATTAAGCAATTGAACAAACAGAATCAAAAGAAAGTGCTGAATATGTTAGACAACAGCAAAACATTTAAAGATGTTGCTAAGTTTGCATTCTCAGCCGGAAAATAGGAAGAAGATATGAGTTTACTAATCAAAGAAATCGTTGAAGATGTACAATATATCACTGAAGCCAAAGAAAACGGTGAAGGTAAAGACTATTATATTGAAGGCATCATCATGCAAGGCGACATCAAGAATCGTAATGGTCGTATGTACCCAAAAGAGATTCTTGCTAACGAAGTAAAAAGATACAACGAGACATATGTAGAGAAGAAAAGAGCATATGGCGAACTTGGTCACCCTGCAGGTCCTACGATCAATCTTGATAGAGTATCTCATTTGTTCACTGAACTGAAGCAAGATGGTTCAAACATCGTTGGTCGTGCAAAAGTAATGGACACACCAATGGGCAAAATCGTAAAGAACATCATGGATGAAGATGGTACTCTTGGTATTTCATCTCGTGGCATGGGTTCAATCAAACAGAACAAAAATGGCATCATGGAAGTACAGAAAGACTTCATGTTAGCCACCGCAGGAGATATTGTAGCCGATCCATCAGCACCAGATGCTTTCGTTAAGGGAGTTATGGAAGGTGTAGATTGGATTTACGATGTAGCTTCTTCTTCATGGGAAGTGGCGAACACATTTGACGAGATCGAAGAAGAGATCAAACAGACTGCTAAAGTCTCTACAGCAGAATTAGAGATTAAAGCGGCCGCATTGTTTGAGAAGTTCGTTCGTTCTTTGTCTAAATAACAATTTTTATAAATAGTAATATTGACGATAATTACTTTAAAAGGAGAAGTTAAATGAGTGAATTAGAAAAAGGCGTTGATCTTGATCTAGACCTCGAGGAAGCGAAAGCAACTGGCGTGGATGCAAATTCAGCCGATGCCGTAACTCCCGAAGGTGGCGTAGACAAGTCTAAAGCTAAAAAGAAAGATAAAGGAGAGAAGGCTGATAACGTAGAAGATGACGTTAAAACTCCGCAGGGTACTAATGATGCAGGTATGCATGAGTCTATTGAGCGTTTGTTCAGTGGTTCTGAATTATCTGAAGACTTCAAATCATCTGCTGTTGCAGTATTTGAAGCCGCTGTTCACGAGAAAGTACTAGCAGAAACAGCAACCCTAGAAGAAAAATTTGAAAGCGATCTTCAAGAGCAAGTAGAAAAGTCTGTTGAAGAGATTGTAGAGAAAGTAGACCAGTATCTAGATTACGTTATCGAAAACTGGATGGACGATAATCAAGTAGCAGTTGAAAGCAACATTAAAGTAGAAGTTGCTGAGTCAGTACTTGAAAGCGTTAAAGGTCTTGTATCTGAGCATAACCTTGAAATCGATCAAGAAACTGTTGACCATAATGTCGAACTTGAACTTGCACTTGAAGAGTCTAAGATTAGATATAATGATTTAGTAGAAGAAATGATGGAAATCAAAGAAGCTAAGTCGCAAGCTGATCTAGAAGTAGCATTCAAAAATGTTTCTGAAGAATTAACAGACACCCAAGCGGAAAAACTGCGTGTTCTATCAGAAGGTATTTCTTTTGAATCAACTGATGATTACTCTAAGAAATTAGAAGCAATCAAAGACAACTACTTTGTAGAGTCTGCGCCTGCGCCAGTTGCTGAAGAAGAGTCAAATGATCTTCTACAAGAAGAGACTGCGGAGAATGCACAACCTGCACTAGATCCATCGATGGCAAGTTATGCTCAATCGCTTAACCGCTTTTCGAAATAATAAAATTTATAAATAGTAATAAGTTTAAATCTCAAATAAAGGAGAACCATAATGAGAAATGAAGAACTAATGAAAAAGTGGGCACCGATCCTTGAGCATAATGCTCTTCCCGCTATTTCTGACAATCACAGAGGAGCTGTAACAGCAACTCTTTTAGAAAACACTGAAACTTCTATTAGAGAAGGTTCAAGCTTAGGATCTTCTGGCATGTTATCAGAAGATGCTCCTGCTAACTCAGTTGGCGCTTTTGCCGACACTGACAGTATTGGTAAATACGATCCTGTACTTATCTCTCTAGTACGCCGTGCAATGCCTAACTTGGTAGCATATGATATCGTTGGTGTTCAGCCAATGACTGGTCCTACTGGACTTATCTTTGCTATGAAGAGCAAGTACAGCACTCAAGGTGGTACTGAAGCTTTATTCACTGAAGCTGATACTGCCTTCTCTGGTGGTTCTGCTACCGCAGGTGTTGGTGCAGACGAAGGTGCTGATCACATTGACGGTGTTTCAGGCGCACAATTCGCAGCCCACGCTGGTAAGACTGGTGATGCTGGTCTTGATGCCGCTGGCGATATCAATAATACTGCTGTCGTAACTGGTCAAGGTAACTTACCTGGTGGTCAAGAATCAAGAGATGGTGATGGCGCTATCGCTGAGATGGCTTTCTCAATCGATAAAGTATCTGTTACTGCTCGTAGCCGTGCATTGAAAGCTGAGTACACTTCAGAATTAGCACAAGACCTTAAAGCAATCCACGGTCTTGACGCTGAAACTGAATTAGCAAATATGCTTTCTGCTGAGTTGCTTTCAGAGATCAACCGTGAAGTTGTTCGTACTGTATACACAGCGGCTTCTGCTGGTGCTCAAGACGGTACTGCCGCTAAAGGCGTATTCAACCTTGACGTTGATTCAAATGGTCGCTGGTCTGTTGAGAAGTTCAAAGGCTTGATGTTCCAAATCGAGCGTGAAGCTAATGCAATTGCTAAAGCTACTCGCCGTGGTAAAGGTAACATCATTATCTGTTCATCTGATGTAGCTTCTGCTCTTCAAATGGCTGGTATTCTTGACTACGCTCCTGCTCTTAATAACGGCTTGAATGTTGATGATGCTGGTAATACTTTTGCCGGTGTTCTTAACGGTCGTTTCAAAGTATATGTTGATCCATATGCAGGTAATAACTACTTAGTAGTTGGCTACAAAGGCACTAACGCTTTTGACGCAGGTATCTTCTACTGCCCATACGTTCCATTACAAATGGTTCGTGCAGTTGGCGAGAACAGCTTCCAATCTAAGATTGGTTTCAAGACTCGTTACGGCATGGTTGCTAACCCACTTGCTGGTACAAACAGCTTGAACTCTAACGTATACTACAGACGAGTTCACGTTACTAACTTGCTATAATAGTTAATAACAATAAGATTCGGGGTTAACCCGAGCATGATTAGGGGATCTTTCGAGATCCCCTTTTTTTGTGCGTATAAATAAGTGTATAGCAAAGGAGTAATATATGGCAACATTAACATCAAACACAAACTTTTTGTCACCGATCGAGTTTAAGTTCGTTATCGATAGGCTGCCTAATGTCGAGTTTTTTGTGAAGTCTGCGAACGTACCGGGCATATCGTCTGGATCAACAGTGGTGTCTAGTCCCTTTAAGAACATTGATGAGCCTGGAGACAGATTATCATACGATGAACTTACTGTCAGTATTATATGCGATGAAAACATGGTAGCATTTAAAGAGATATCTGATTGGCTAGTTGCTCTAACATTTCCTAAGGATTTTACGCAATATTCTGCTTTGAATCCTAACACTGTAGGCACATTAACTAACACAACCTCGAATGTTCAATCGGATGCTTCTCTGATTGTACTAAATAGTAATAAGAATGCAAATGTTACTATTAAATTTTCTGATATGTTCCCGACTGCCGTGGGTTCTATTCAGCTTGATACATCTGGTACAGATTTGACACCACCAACATTTGATATAACTTTTAAGTATAATAGTTACACTATAGAAGTTTGACAAACAGAGTAAATTGGTATATAATTAATACCATTTATTTTGTATATTATTATGGAGATTATGAATGAAGCTAGAAGATATTATTGACTCGTGGGAAAAAGATGGTCCTGTTGATGCTATAAACATCACAAACGAATCTGCTAACACACCAAAACTTCACAACAAGTACTTCAAGATTTATATGGGCGAAGGTTACATTCTTCGCAAGATGAAGGCTGACTACAAGAAGTTGTACAAACTCAAAACTGAATACTACAAGGGCGAACTCGATGTCACTGAGTTAGCACAGTTTGGTTGGGAGCCTCAACCACTTAAAATTCTTAAACAAGACATTCCCTCATATCTAGAAGCTGATGATGATATCATTGAATCGTCTCTAAAGATTGGCGCACAAGAGCAGAAAGTTGGCTATCTTGAGTCTATTCTAAAGATGATTGGTAATCGTGGATTCCAGATAAAGAGCATAATAGATTGGGAACGGTTCAGAACAGGTGCATAATTTATGAGCGATGAAGTGATTATAGAAGCAGTCAACGATGTCTACGTT